AAGCCATTAAAACCTTTCATATAATTATTATAGACTTCCTTAGCTCTTTTAGGGGACAAACCAAAGTTTCTCATAATAGTGGTATCATTTCCAGCATAATTAAAAGCAAACTCATATCCCTTAGCTTCACTTCTAAGTTTATGATACTTCTCCTTTATTTGTTCTACTGGAAAATCTCTTGGAATTTCATTAAATACCATCTTAGCTGTTAGGCTATGAAGGTCCTTACTTCCTTCCATAAGCTCATGAATCATAGCTTTATCATCAGCTACATCAGCCATTATAAAGCTTTCTTGACCTGAATAATCAATAGAAATCCACTTGTTTCCTTTCTCAGAAACAAAACAAGCTCTTGTCTCTTCATCAGCAGGAAGGTTTAAGAAATTAATATAATCAACCTTATTAGCCTTATCTTTACCCCCTGAACTTATTCTTGCTGTATCAGTACCTATTGGATTAAAGTTAGTATGAAGTCTTCCTGTTACTGGATTAATTTGTTTCAAGAAATTTTCCCCATATACACTTACCACTTTAAAGGCTTCTTTATAGTCAAGATATAAAGGAATAAGACCACATTTATCCGCTTGAGGTTTTAATACTTTAGCATCAATACTGTCCTTATCTTCACCTGTCTTTCTATCCTCAACTTCAACTTGTACTCCATATTTTTTAAATATAGGTATGACCTGTTGAGTACTATTCCAGTTAAGAGTAACTTGAGGTTCAGTATTAAACCCATTAAACAGGTCTCCCTGTCTATTAACTACTATGTATTTAGAATTGGGTTCATGTTCTATAAACCATTTATTCATAGAATTTAAAGCTTTTTGCAACCTCTCATTATCCTTCTTCATCTTAGCTTCCCATTTAGATTTATCAATCTTTACTCCACAAAACTCCATGTAAGCAAGAGATAATATAAATCTATTCTCATAGTCTATAGCATTAAGTAATCCCTTCTTTCTTAACTCCTCTTCTTGACAAACCTTAATTTTTTCCAGATACTTTACATCATAAGCAGAATATACTATAACATCCTCACTAAGACCTTTATAGATAATCTGTCCTCTTATAGACTTATCAAGTTCAACTCCAAGATACATTTGACCTGCTTTCTTTAAATTCATATATAGAATATAATAAGCTTTAGTCTTTTTCTTAGGATCTTCTGGGACAAAATCATATCTATCACACTTAATATTGTCAAATGTCTCAGGAGTTAATACTATAGGATAGCCTAACCACATTAATTTTTCAGCAAGGAACCCATCATAAACTCTTTTTGGGACTATACCATATTTATATAACCATTTTAAATCAAATCTTGCATTCCAGAACAGAAATAATCTATCTGACTCAAGATATTCTTTATAAAAGGTTATATCAACAGTTGTACAGTCAATTACTACTTGAAACTCAAAGCAGCCAAGCTGCAAGGACAATAAGTTATCTATATGACAGTTTATCCCAGTAGTTTCAGTATCTAACCCCACTATAGATAAAGGTTGAAGGAGCCTTAAGGACTCCTTCACACTTATTATCTTATACTTGTCAGATTCAGGCAGTATTTGTTGTGTACATACATAAATCATATATTCACTATTGCATCAATCAACTCTTGCTCTTCTTCTGGTGTGACTTCAAAAGTAATAGCATAACCTTGTCCCATTACATGGTCTATAGATTTAACTACTGCCTCAGCTTCCTCAAGATATTCTCCCTCAACTATCATTGGACCACCTGATGGGTCTATGAACTTTTTCTTCTTATCTATAAGACCACTTCTCATAGTATATGTAGAAGTCTTTAACATATAAGTGTGTGACTCACTGCCATCTGGCTTAACTAATCTCCTAAGATAGTTATGTTCCTCTCCTCTTGATTTTAACTCTATTAAATCTTTCATACCATTGAATATGCTACTAATTCATCAAAATTCAGTACATACCTATACTTCTGAAAAAAAGTACTACCCAAGATTCCATGCAGGTTAATACCATACTCCTGTTTAATCATTCCAAATGCCTGACTTAAGTCAACTACTTGGAAATCATCCTCATAGCTTTGACTTCTATAGTCCACATTCATTCTGATATAACCTCTGTCCTCTTTAACAGTACCCTCAATTCCCATTCCAAAGCCACTCTCTCCAGTCTCTTCATAAGATAACCCTTCCAGAGCTGCTTCATTAATTGAAGAATAGGATGCTCCAGTATCCAGCAGGAAGTTCAGTTTCTTACCATTATTCATAAATGTGACAATTGGCAATTCAACCAAATCCATAGACTCTCTAAATGAAATTCTTCCTACTTTAGGGTCTATCTTCCTCCTGTTCATTATTAGATTAACAACTCCTGCAATAATGGCTAC